AGGTCGCGCCGGGCACGCAGTACTACTTCGAGCGGGTGAACCTGGCGGACGTGTTGGTCAAGAGCAAGGGCGGCGAGACAGTCTTCGTGGTCGGCCACAGCGCCGAGTGAAGGGAAACAGCAATGGCAATCAAGCTCGGCATGGAGGCGGTCCTCAAGTACAAGGTCGGCGCGGGAGCGTGGACCGAACTCAAGAACGTCAAGGACGTGACGCTCAACCTCGAGGCGGGCGAGGCGGACGTGACCACCCGCGCCAACGCGGGGTGGGGGGCGTGGGGTCGTGGCTGATCCACCGCACGAGGTCGCGGGACTTTCTCGTGAGAACGGCGGACGCACAAAACACGGCTCGAGCGGGTGCCCGGGCTGTGTGGGTGATGTGGTGGATGTTGAACGTGGATCGGGCGAGCAATCAACGACGGCGACAGGCGGGTAGCGTCCTGACTGAGTTTGCGCGCGCTCGAGCTACTGCGGAGGTTTCTGGGTTGCGGCTTGGCTGCGTTCTTGTGCGATTTTCGCCTTGATGGCTTTGTGCTGCTTCTTGTCCACATTCTTCTTCGCCAACATCTCATCAGCAAGACGATCACGATCATCGAGTGTGAGCGGCTCGGTGGGAGCAGAAGCCGCAATTTGCCCGGCGGCAATTGGGGAGAGCGCGATGTTGATTTTTTCTGGCGTCAATGTAAAACCCGACCCGGTTGCCGCGTCGACGGCACCACCTATGAGACCTCCAAACACAAGGTTGCCAAGAACCCAACCGCTCAGCACGCCGGTGACAGGGATGATCTGCGTCTGATAGCCCTGCTTGGTGATCGTGAAGATGTAGTCTTTGTTGCGACGAAGGTTCACGGTTGCCGGGGTGATGACTGTCTGCATTTTGTCGATGGAGACGGTCGCGCCCGTTGGATTTGTGGAGACTTGAATCTCCTGTGTTTCCCCATTGATGATCGTGGCGCAGCCTCCTCCCGCGACAGCAATAGACGCGAGTAATCCAGCGACAATCGATACGTAAAAAACCATGCCTAACTCCTAACTTGAATTCTTGATAAAGGAAAGGGGAAACAATACCCTAAACCTCCTTCGGCAGCAGTGTACCCGTGATCCCGGCGGCCGTCAATGAGCCTCGCGCATGAAGAGCCTGACCACCCGTCACTATGTCTACTTCGGAGCCCTGATCCTGCTCGCTCTGGTGCTCGCATCGTGCGCTGGCCTGGACCTTGGCGACATCGTCAAGGTCAAGACGCCCAACACGATCCAGCAGACCACGGGCCTGCCGTCAACGCTGAGCCTCAACGAGGCCGAGGTCGAGTACCAGAACTGGTTCAACATCACACAGACGACTGGAGCGCAGTGGAAGGGCAACATCGGAAAGGCGGGCGAGATCCGCGGCCTGCTCGGCCAGCTCACCCTCTCGGCGCTCGACACCGTCGGGCCAACGGTTGCTGGCCTGCCGGTGCTCGGCCCGGCGCTCCCGGCGCTGACGGGCATCGTGGGTCTGTTCATCGGGTCTGGCCGTCTCCGCAAGGAGAAGGAAGCGTCCTTCAACAAGGGCATGCAGCGTGTCCGCGAGATCACGGCGGTTGGGGGGGTTCCGCCCGGCAACGGTGGTGGTCAGGGCGGGAGTAGCGGCGCGTGATCACCATGCGGATCAAGGACATGTTCTTCGACCGCGCGGCGGTGGTCCGCGCGGTCGATGGGGCCAAGCGGAAGGTGCTTAGCAAGGCCGGCGCGTTCATCCGCACGGCGGCGAAGACCAGCATCCGCAAGCGGAAGAAGTCTGCGCCTCCGGGATCGCCGCCGCACTCGCACGAAGGGAGCCTGCGGCGGCTGATCCTTTTCGGATACGACAAGGCCGCCGACTCCGTGGTCGTCGGCCCCGTGGGGTTCAAGAAGAGCGAAGCCCCAAAGGTCCTGGAGTACGGCGGCGACACGGTCGTGCTCTCACGTCGCGGTGGACGGATGACATCGCGGAAGGTGAAGATCGCGCCGCGGCCGTACATGGCCCCAGCGCTCGAAAAGGAACGACCCAAGCTCCCGCTGCTCTGGCGGAACTCGATCAGAAAGGGTGACTGACCGTGGCAGATACGCGTGGCATCCGAGCCGGACGGGCCTTCGTTGAACTGGGCGTCAGCGACAAGCTGTCGGCCGGACTGAAGGCAGCCCAAAAGAAGCTCGAAGCCTTCGGCGCGGGGCTGCGCTCCATCGGCACCAAGATGGCCGGCATCGGGGTCGCAGCGGTCACGGCGCTGCTGGGCACGGTAAAGGCGTTCTCCGACTCGGGCGATGCGCTCGACAAGATGAGCCAGCGCACCGGTGTCAGTGTTGAAGCACTGAGTGAGCTCGGTTACGCCGCAGACCTGTCGGGCACGGACATGGAGACGCTGGAGAACGGCCTGCGCATGATGCAGAAGACGCTGACCGAGGCGTCGCAGGGTTCCAAGGGGGCGAACGAGGCCCTCGGTCGCTTGGGGCTCACGGTGCAGGACTTGGCGAAGCTCTCCCCTGATGAGCAGTTCAAGCTCCTGGCCGACCGGATCTCCCGCATCCAAGACCCCGCCGCGCGGGCGGCGATGGCGATGGACCTCTTCGGCAAGGCCGGGACCAAGCTCCTGCCGCTCATGACCGACGGCGCGGCAGGAATCAACGAGATGCAGGAACAGGCCCGCAAGCTCGGGCTGACGGTGAGCACGGAGACCGCCCGCGACGCAGCCGAACTCAACGATGCGCTCGGCACGCTCTGGAAAGTGCTCAAGCAGGGCGTGTTCACCATCGGCGGGGCGCTCGCGCCCACGATCAAGGAATTGACCGAGCGGATCACGCGGGTGGTCGTCAGTGCCACGGCTTGGATCAAGGAAAACAAGGAACTGGTCGAGTGGGCGCTCAAGGTCGCGGCGGCCGTGGCCGTCGCGGGCATCGCGATCATCGGCTTGGGGTACATTGTCTCGGGCATCGGCGCAGCGCTAGGCCTCGTGGCCGGGATCATCGGCGGGATCGGGACGGCCTTCGGCCTGATTGGGGCTGCCATCGGCGCAATCCTCTCGCCCGTCGGCCTGGTGATTGCCGCGATCGTGGCGCTGGGCGGGGTGCTCGTGGTCGCCACGGGCGTCGGCGGTCAAGCCCTCACCTGGCTCGGCGAGCAGTTCACGGCGCTGCGGGAGTGGGTCACGCAGGTCGTTGGCGGCATCGCGGACGCCCTCGCGGCCGGAGACATCGCCCTCGCGGCCGAGATTCTGTGGCTCTCGCTCAAGGTGATCTGGCAGCAGGGTGTGGCGGCGCTGAACAAGGCGTGGCTGGGGGCCAAGGAGTTCTTCGTTTCGACGGCGTACTCCATGTGGTACGGGGCGCTCGCGGCCGCGGAGATTGTGTTTCACGCCCTCGAAGTCGGTTGGATCGAGACCGTCGCGTTCCTCTCCAAGACCTGGACCAACTTCGCCACCGGCTTCCAGATGATCTGGGAGGAGGCGTCGAGTTGGGTCGCCAAGCGGATGCTGGAGATTCAAGGGCTGTTCGATTCCGGGCTGGACGTGGACGCCGCGAAGAAGGCCGTGGACCAGCAGCTCGAATCCCGGCTGGTCGAACTGGAGAACGCGGCCCGGCAGACGGTGGCGGTCCGCGAGAAGGAACGCGAGGCGCAGCGCAAGGACGCGGCCGCGATGCACGAAGCCACGCTCGCGGGCATCGGACAGGACTTTGAAGATGCACAGAAGGCGCTCAAAGACAAAACCGAGGCGGGGCTCGCGGAGTCGCAGGCCGCCCTCGATGCGGCCAAGAAGAAGCTCGCCGATGCCATCGAACTGGCTCGGCAGAAGCGCGAAGCGGCGGACGCGGAGAAGGGGCTACGGCGATCACCCCAGGACCTGATGACGGAGTTCGAGGATCGGTTGTCCGGCCTCGGCGACGCCATCGCCAAGGGGATCAGCGTGCGCGGCACGTTCAACGCGGCCGGAGCAGCGGGCCTGGGCGGGGGCGACGCGGCGGAACGAACAGCGCGGGCAACGGAACAGACGGCGAAGAACACAAAGCGTCTCGTGGACGCTTTGGGCACGGGTGGGCTGGCGTTCACCTGAGTGGAGTGATGGATGCCGATCGAGGTGCGTGAAAAGTTCGATTCGCGGCGGCTCACCAAGGGGCAGAACCCCTCGGCGGAGCTGGCGTTCATCGTCCTCGGCACCGACGACGCCATCGCCGCGCGGGACGCGCTGGAGGATGGGTCAGATGAGACGTTCGCGGGACTGCCCCGCCAGAGTATTTCCATCGAACCCATCGGCCCGGAGTTGTGGGATGGAACGGTTCGCTACGGGCAGAGCTCCGGAGGAGGCGTTACGCCCGGCGGCGAGGCGGTGTACTCGTTCGACACCGGCGGGGGCACCCAGCACATCACGCAGTCGCGGGCGACGGTGCATCGGTATCCCGCGCCGGGCGTGGGGGCCGCGCCGGACTTCAAGGGCGCGATCGGCGTCAGCGCCGACGGCGTCGAGGGCGTGGACATCACGGTGCCGGTGTTCAACTTCACCGAAACCCACTACAAGCCCGACGATGAGATGACCTCGTCGTATCGCGCTGTGCTCTTCGAACTCACGGGCAAGGTGAACAGCGACTCGTTCAAAGGGTTTCAGCCCGGCGAGGTGCTCTTTCTTGGGGCGTCGGGCTCGAAGCGAGTGCAACTCGGGGAGGACGCCGACTGGGAACTCACGTACCGCTTCGCGGCCAGCCCCAACGTGTCGGGCCTGTCCATCGGTCCCATCACCGGCATCGCCAAGAAGGGATGGGAATACCTGTGGGTGCGCTATGCCGACCAGGAGGACACGGCGGCGAAGGCAATCGTGAAGCGGCCCATCGCGGCATACATCGAGCGCGTGTACGAAGACGGCGGCTTTGCCGCACTGGACCTTGAGTAACCCCCACATGGGCGACGACCTTCGCAAAGTCCGACCCGGCGAACCGCTCCGCGTCCCCGCA